ATATCATATAATTAAAGCTAACATACATACTCAAAAGGAGACAGTTATGGGTTCACGTACCTACGGGGCAGAAGAAAAAGCAAAACTTGAGCGTCTAGTTCGAGAAGGCGTTACAGTATTACAAGAAGTTGAAGATCTTAATATGGGTCTTAAAGAAACAGTTAAAGCTGTTGCAGAAGAACTTGATATTAAACCCAGTTTGATTAATAAAGCAATTAAAATTGCACAGAAGCGTGACTGGGATTCACACGCAGATGCATATGATGATCTAGAAACACTTATTACAACACTGGGTTATGATAAGTGATAGTTAAACCGTATCAATGGTTAGCTTGGTTCAGTACAGGGTTCCTGTTATTATCAGCAACCCTGGCTGCTTTCAATGTTTATCCTCTTTATGTTTGGGGATTTATTGTTAGTAATACCCTTTGGATGGTCATTGGTATATTATGGAAGGAAAAAAGTTTAGTCGTAATGAATTTTGGACTAACTATAATATATGTAGCAGGGCTACTATATGATTTCGCCGCTTAGGCAAGTAGATGGTTAAGTTGGCCACAAGCAACGAAGGAAAAAAATGTTTTTTAAGAAGAACGAAACAGTACTAACGTTTCACACCTCCGGTAGTCAGCAAAAGATTGATCTATTCAGTCCTAGATATGGCAACCAACAATTGCTTCCAAACTGGTATAGAACAATTTCAAAAGATCCAAATGCAGTAACATTGAGATCTTGTCCTGCATTTGCAGATTTACATAAGAATTCTATCGGAATTCCGTTATGGACTGATATGACTATTTCTTATAAAGGAAATCGTGTAACAAGAATAAATGCTCCGTATATGTATCCTGATATGATACAACCTCATCACGAAGATCAATGGGGTGCTGGCTTTGCAAACTCTTTTAATGTAAAAATACTCAGTCCGTGGTATGTTACTGCTAATCGAGATACGCCATTTCTAATGCACGATGCAGTTTGGCATAAAGAAAGCTTAGACGAATATCAAGTACTTTCGGGTATTGTAAACTTCAAGTACCAGCATAGCTCACATATTAATATGATGTTGCCGATCAGCAAGGAAGAAAAGACAGTAGAACTAAAAGCAGGAACCATTTTAGCCTACTTAACTCCGTTGTCTGAGACTAAAATAAAAATAAAAACACAATGGGAAACTGAAGAAAAACTTAACAGTTATAAATTTTATCGATTTAGTTTTAATGATAACGATTATCGCAAAGGCATAAAAATTAAGGAAAACCTAGAAGAATGAGTTACGTAGATGCACTATTTGATCGCGACCAAGATATTATCCGTGTAGTAGAACGCCGTGACGGCAAAAGACACTTTCACGAATATCAAGCAAAATATACATTTTATTATAAAGATCCTCGTGGCAAGTACAAGAGTGTATACGGCGATCCTTTGACTAGAATTGTTTGTAAAAATACAAAGGACTTTCGTAAAGAAGTTGCCATTAACAAAAGCAAAGAACTATTCGAAAGCGATGTTAATCCAATCTTTCAATGTTTGAGTGAAAACTATCTTAACCAAGATGCTCCTAAACTAAACATTGCTTTCTTCGACATTGAGACGGACTTTGATCCGGAAAGAGGCTTTGCTGATCCTGCAGATCCGTTTATGCCCATTACATCTATAAGTGTATACTTACAGTGGCTAGAAACAATGGTGTGTCTCGCTGTTCCGCCTAAGACACTTACTATGGAGCAAGCAAAAGCAGAACTTGAAGGCATTGAAAATGTAATGCTGTTTGAGCGTGAAGGTGATATGATTGACACTTTCTTAACACTAATTGAAGACGCTGATATTTTATCAGGTTGGAACAGTGAAGGTTATGATATTCCATATACTGTAAACAGAACTAGTCGTGTACTAAGCAAAGATGACACACGTAGATTCTGCTTGTGGGGGCAATTGCCTAAGAAACGTGAATATGAAAAGTATGGGAAGCAAGCGGTTACGTTTGACCTAGTAGGTCGTGTACATTTAGACAGTTTAGAACTATATCGTAAGTACACATATGAAGAACGTCATACATATCGACTGGATGCTATCGGTGAGATTGAAGTAGGTGAAAACAAGGTGCCGTATGAAGGTACTTTGGACCAATTATACAACAACGACTTCCGTAAGTTTATTGAATATAACATTCAAGATACTGCACTACTTGACAAACTAGACAAGAAGCTACGCTTTATTGATTTGTCAAATAGCATTGCACACGAGAATACTGTGCTATTGCAAACAACAATGGGTGCCGTTGCTGTTACAGAACAAGGTATTATTAACGAAGCACACAATCGCGGACTACAAGTGCCTAATCGTCGACCGCGTGACGACACAGAAAGTACACAAGCAGCAGGTGCGTATGTTGCGTTTCCTAAAAAGGGCTTGCACAAGTGGATTGCATCAATGGACTTGAACTCACTGTATCCTTCAGTAATTCGTGCGTTGAATATGGCTCCTGAAACTATTGTAGGACAGATACGTCCTGAAATATCAGACGCTCGTGTACACGAAGATATGACTCTTAAGAAGAAATCATTTGCTGGCAGTTGGGAAGGACGTTTTAGTACAGAAGAATATGAAGCAGTTATGGAGCAACGCAAAGACGTTGCACTTACTGTTGATTGGGAAGACGGACGTTCAGATGTACTAAGCGGTGCAGAGATTTATAAACTTATATTTGATTCGCAGATGCCGTGGATGCTAAGTGCAAACGGTACAATTTTTACAACAGAATTTGAAGGAGTTATTCCTGGTATTCTAAAGAGGTGGTATGCAGAACGAAAAGAACTTCAAAAGAAACTTAAGAAAGCCAAAGACGCAGGTCTTGATGCGGAAATTGAGTATTGGGACAAGAGACAACTTGTTAAGAAGATTAATCTTAACAGTCTATATGGTGCTATTCTTAATCCTGGTTGTCGCTTTTTTGATAAACGTATTGGCCAATCAACTACACTAACAGGGCGTCAAATTGTTAAGCATATGAGTGCAGAAGTAAACAACTGTATTACAGGTACGTATGATCACACAGGAAAAAGTGTTATTTACGGCGATACTGACTCTGTGTATTTTAGTGCTTGGCCTGTGCTTAAAGATGATATCGAATCAGGTAAACTCGAGTGGAATACTGAAAAAGCTATTGCACTGTATGATCAAGTAGCAGAACAAGCTAATACAACATTTGAAAAGTTTATGGTACAAGCATTTCACTGTCCTAAGACACGGAGCGATGTTATTGCAGCGGGTCGAGAGATTGTTGCACAGTCAGGCCTGTATATTACTAAAAAGCGTTATGCAGCATTAGTGATAGACAACGAAGGCTTTAGAACAGACACAGACGGCAAGCCTGGCAAAGTAAAAGCAATGGGCTTGGACTTGCGCCGTTCAGATACTCCTGTGTTTATGCAAGAGTTTTTAAGCGAACTATTGCTTATGGTGCTTACAGACAAACCTCGTGAAGATGTACTTGAACGTATTACACAGTTTCGTAAGGAGTTTAGTGAACGTCCTGGTTGGGAGAAAGGTTCACCTAAACGTGCAAACAAGATCGGGCATTATCAGCGTCTAGAACAAAAGCAAGGCAAGGCTAATATGCCTGGGCACGTAAGAGCAAGCATCAACTGGAACACGCTGAAGCGTATGAACGGTGACAAGTACTCGCAAGAGATTGTAGATGGTATGAAAGTTATTGTTTGTAAACTAAAACAGAATCCTCTAGGATATACAAGTGTTGCTTATCCAACAGATGAGCTACGTATTCCAGAATGGTTTAAGGAACTGCCATTTGACGATGCAGCAATGGCAGAAACAATTATTGATAATAAGCTAGACAACTTGATCGGTGTGTTGAACTATCCTCTAGAAGATACTAAGCGTCACAACACATTTAATAGTTTGTTTGATTTTGGAGATTAAAATGATATTAGAAGATTTAAATGAAAACTTTGGCAAGTGTATTTGTAATGATATTGATTACGAAGATGCTGAATTTGCAAGGGACCTAGTAAAATTAGTTGCAGACGAAAAAATAGTTTGTATTCGCAATACAAACAAGGTTGAACCTGAAAAACTAGTTACTTTATATAAAAATATGGGACGAGTTGCTGCACAAAATGAAAAAGTTAGGGGTAGCGGCGTTGGTGGCTTTGGAGAATTAGTTCAAGTTAAAAGTGATGGGTTATTTCAAGGAGCAGAAGACGGTGAGTTGATTTGGCATAATGCCATTCTTAACAAGCATTCGAGCGAAAGCATTGTAGGTATGTATATGCATCATCTTGCAGAAGAAGGTGGTGACACTTATTTTTCAGATGCGCAAAGTGCATACGACGATTTAGACGACGACTTAAAAGAAAAACTAGAAACACTTCAAAGTAAGACAATTTACTACCCATTAAAAGATGAAGAAAATCTTACAGGAATAATTAAAAACACACATATTAATCAAATTTTTCCGGATGAAGATACTTTTAGAGAATGGAAAGATGTAGACGGTAATGTTGTATATAAAAAGCAAGAAAAAACAAAACCTGTAGTAACAGTTCATCCTACTAACAGACGTAAAGGTTTATTTTTTCCTTTTGTAATGCTTAGAGGCTTTGTTGGAATGCCTAAAAAAGAAAGTGATGAGTTATTTCAGTTTTTAACAGATCACATTATGAAAGAAAAATATGTCTACAGACACAAGTGGTCTAAATATGATATATGTTTAAGCGATCAAATACACAGTTTGCACAAAAGAGATGCATTTACTGGTTACAGAGAACTATGGAGAGCAGCAATTTGGCTGGATTAATGTATGAAAATAAAGTTTGAAGTAGAAGTTGACACAGAAAATCAACACGATCTAAATACTATTGAAGAACTAATTGAAATGTTAAAAGAATTAGCAGAGAGGATGCAAAAATGAAGGTAGGATTTACTTGTTCAACATTTGATTTGCTACACGCAGGACACGTACAAATGTTGCGCGAAGCAAAAGAACAATGCGATTATTTGATCTGCGCCTTGCAAGTAGATCCTAGCGTTGATCGTGCTGAAAAGAACGCACCCATACAAACTGTTGTGGAGCGTTACACACAGCTCAAAGCGGTTGGATATGTAGACGAAATTATTCCGTATGGTACGGAAAAAGATCTAGAAGATATCTTGACAATGTATCATATTGATGTTAGAATATTAGGAGAGGAGTATAGAGATAGAGACTTCACAGGCAAAGACATATGCCGCAAACGTGACATTGATCTATACTTCAACAAAAGAGACCATCGCTTTAGCTCAAGTGATTTGAGAAAGCGTGTAGCAGAAAGGCAAAGCAATGACTGACGGTCCATTTAAAAGTGCATTTGATGCAGATACAGACGGTGTAGTACGTCGCGAGATTACTACATATCGTATGAAGAACGGTATGATGGTAAAAGAAAGTGCAGTACGTGATTATTACGCAAGTGGCGATTACCACGACAGCCAAAGTGCAACGCCGTTAGCAGAAAGATAAGAGATGGCTAGAGATACTGATCCTACTATCAACGAACTAAGAAGAATATTTGTTAATGCTGGACTAGAATTTTATATAAAGAAACAAAAGAACGGTATTGTAAAGGTACACTTTATAGTTAGAGAGGAAGAAGAAAAATGAAACTCTACATTGCAGGTTTTATAACTGGTATCCTAGCATCTATTACATTTGTAATACTAGATGTATATACTAGTCCTTATGAAGAATGTAAACGTAAGTATACACTACCAGATGAGCGGATGGAATGTATGTGGATAATTGAAAACAAAGGAACATTTAACTAATGTGGACACTTTGGATCATTAGTAGCGTTATTGGTAGCGCAGAACCTAAATACACTCGCTATGATACATATGAAACTAAAATGGCTTGTCAAAAAGAGTGGCATCTTGTTACTATGGATTTTACTGAAGACGAAGTAGCGTATTGTGAAGGAACAGATGAATAAATTTATATTTGATGTAGACGGTACACTAACTCCTAGTAGGGGTATAATTGATTTAAACTTTAAAGCATTCTTTAATTCTTTTTGTTTAATGAATGACGTTTATCTAGTTACAGGTAGTGACAAAGCAAAAACTATTGAACAGATTAGCGAGCCGACCTACAACTTATGTAAACGTGTTTATAACTG